AGATAATGAACAAGGATAAACACATGAACCTACAAGATAGCAAAAGGCTAAGAGGGTTAAGAGTTAAGAGGAATAGTGAAGATGTATATACAAGACGCATCTCAGTTCCTTGCTGCTCAGAGCATCACTTAGACAATGCTATCTTTTGCTTTGGGAAATTACTTGATAAATTGTACGAAATTAGATCAAAAGATTTAAGCCGAAATCAACAGATTACGCTTATGTCTGATGAGATTTTAGAGTGCAATAGAAAGGTAAAAGGGGCAGCAGATTACTGTATTTCTCTTCCTAACAACCCAGAGTCCGAATTTAGGAGAACTCGTTGATTTTATTTGTATTTCTTAGGGTATTTGGAAGATGTATGGATTTGGAAGATGTACATCATTGTTTTTTCTACATAATTTTATTGAGCAGAGTAGTGAGTGATTTTTTATTGAGTCGAGCTAGTTGGTGTAACCCATTGAATAGCTTATATAATATAAACAAAAGTCAGGTGGTTTAGGTACATAGGTTTGGCGCATAATATATATTAGGACAGGATGCCATTCTGGTAAACCTGACTAACCTGACAAACCTAACAAACCTAACGAACCTGACTTAACTAAAATGAGGTTAAGTTATGGTAGAAGAAATCTGCAAATTAATACTAATTACAATAGGTCTTATTATATTGTCTTTCAGCCCAATTTTGTTAGCGAGTTGGTCATGGTAGGGAAGATAACAAGTAATGAATTTCTCTCTGGTTCTCAGATTGCAGCACTAATGGGAGATGATAAATGGAGAAGTCCTAACACCCTTTTGACTGACATTTTGGCTGAAAGAAAGGTGAAGGGTTTTGTGGTGACACAAGTTGAGAAAAACGAGGCTATGGAGTGGGGTGATATTAATGAACCTACAATCATAAAAGTAACTGCCGACAGACTTGGAATAGATAAAGTCACAGATCAGGTAAGAGTGCCTCACGACTATCACAACAACGGCAAGAAGTTATTTTCTGTGTCTCTTGATGGCATATTTCATGTTGAGCGAAAGAAAACTATTACCATAGATGACAGACGATATTTTGCGCCTCAAGGCTTAAACCTTGATTTTGATATTGAGGGAGATGGGAATATAGAAGTCAAATGTACTACCACATATTTCAGAGAAGAGCCTTTACCTTATCTTGGAGTGTGGCAGCTACAAGCTGGTCTTATGGCTACAGGAAGGAAATGGGGAATAATCTGTATTCAATATAATGGAAATAGATTGTGTCATTACTTCTACAGAGCAGACCCAAAAATGCAAAATGAGATTGTTGAGGCTTGTATAGATTTTTATAGAAGAGTTGAGGCTATAAAGAGTGGGAAGGATATTGCTGATTATTTATACCCATCAAAAGACCCAAATGATTTAGCGCAAATCTATAAAACCCATGATGATGAAATGCCAGAAATTGACTTAGCAGATCATGGTGATGAATTGCTAGAGGTAGTAAGACTCAAAAGCATGATTAAAACTTCTCAGGAACGCATAAAGGAAATTGAGGCATCAGTTATGACTTCAATGGGAAATAGTGAGAAGGGGGTTTTGTATAATAATCTGGGGGTAGAAATGCTTAAAGTTAAATGGAGAACTACCCACTATAAGGCTAGACGAGCAACCTTAACTGAGGCTAAACCAGAACGCTTTGAGAGAGCCAAATCTTTAACGATAAAGGAGATAGCGTGATGGTTACATTTACAAATGAAAATGAGAAATTGGTCTATAAATATATCGAAAAATTTATGATGGAAAATCAGTTCTCACCAAAGCAAAAAGATATGGCTGAGAAAACTGGTATCTCTGTGACGCATTGTGGGAGAATTGTAAATAAGCTAATCGACAGAGGGTTGCTAAAACGTACTGCCTCTAAGCAAGGGCTAGAGCTTATGTCATCTCAAAGTGAGGTCTCGTAATGATTATTAAAGATTTAATAAAACAATTATCTAAATATGACGAGAACTTGGAAGTCTTTTGTGGCGATTGGTGTACTGGTACATATGACCATGAGTGTGGTCAATGGGTAACTTTAGCTCCAGTTGACTTAAAAGAAATCAAAGTTGCGCCTGATGACTTTAATGAAGAGCGTCTTTTAACTGACTTAGATAATGGCTTGAAGGATGATGAACTAGAAAATGCTAAGAAGGCTCTTTATATTTATTAAGTTAGCTCAAAGTGAGGCGCATCAATAAAGGGTCTTCTGCCCTGTGACCTTCGGAGATCAATGTATTGCGTCATCATTGCTTCGGAGGTCAATTCTTTTTCACGCATACTATTTATGTGCCAACTTGCCCCCCAGCGTAAATCCACCTCTGTCTCTTTACTTGCCTCTTTCATAGCATCAGCTATTTCATCATAGAGGTTTAACTCCCATGAGGCTCTTCCATCAATATAAGCCATCAGGTCTACGGCTTTTCCCTCAAGGTGCTTACTTTTCATTGTCTTACTTGCGCCTTTTGCAACTAAAGCCTCTTGCTCTTCTTTTGTCCTCATTCCACAGATAACACCGAAATCAACTTTGGTCTTCTGTATCGCTAGTTTTACTGTGTCCTGTAGAGCCTCGTCTACTCCAGCTAGTCTCTGAAAACTTCTTTGGCTTAGTTTGAACATTTGATACCTCTGCTTGTTTGTGAATATAATCTATCCAATCAAGGGTCATGTCTGAATTGAACGCTTCACAGAAACGACAAGTCATTCTGTCTTGGATTTTCTCAAGTGTGTGACCACACAGGCTGCATTGAGTCACTTAGACTTTTTAGCTTTCCTAGTCTTCTTCGGCTTCGAGGTTTTTGAAGAAGGCTTTATCTGTTGGGAGAAACACATTAAAGAACGCCCCACAGTTTTGGCACATAAGGCGAGTAAGTCTTGTATATTTTTCATCAAATCTTTCATCAAAATCCTCATGGTCTATTTTTATTGTTTTGGACTCGCAGTAGTAACATTTCACTTAGTTAAGCCTTTTTGCTTCTCATACGTCCTGAGACCACCAATGCCTAACATTCCACCTAAAACAGTTAAAAGCGTTCCCATATCAAATTCAGGTAATTCTGGGATATCTATGCCCCCAATAGAGCAACCGAATATAATTAAATCTTTAAGAATAAAATGATAAGCAAAAGCGATAGCACAAACCCAGCCTACGGCTGGTCTCCATCCACCTTTAAAAAGTGACCCTGAAGCTGCTTCTGCTTTATTAACTTCAATCTGTGCCAAAGCTATTTCTTGGGCGTGTTTGTCAGCCATTGTCGCTAACTCATGCGCTAAAGCTGCCTTCTGGTCTTTATCTTCTATAAACTTATCTAACAGCCCTGTTACTGGAGCTACTAATGTATTTATGAGGCTCATTTCGGTTGTTCTCCATTTTTCTTAAAGGCATTAGACGCAATAAATGCCCCTATAATACCCATGTTGGATATGACCCAAGTTGAGGCTATTGAGCTTAAATGGTCTACTCTATCCAAAGGTACAATAGGAAGCATAAGCACAATAATAAACAAGGTTACTGAGATAGCCGAAAACCACACCATATATCTTTGTTGATCTTCTTTTTTGTCTTGGTTCTCAATGCGTATCATTCTCTCTCTAAGAGCAATCTCACTATCGGTTATTATATTGTCACCATTAGCATCAGCCTTTTCCCAGACTGACCCTTTCTGTAATTTCTTCTGCGTCATTCTTCTGCTTTCGTAATCACTAGAGGCCTACAATACGCTGAGTAATCATTCCTCGTTTGTCGCTTATTATAGAAATTTATCTTTTCAGCGTACCAAGAGCATTTATCAATACTGCCATATTGCATTGTCTCATCATAAATCTCTGTACCTTTTAGAATTACTAACATAAAGACCAAAGTTTTCATTTCTTGAAACTATCGTTTAATGAGTCTAAGACGCTATCAATGTTAGGCTCTTTTCCATTAGGCTCATATTTGCATTGATACTCTACAGGGCATTGCCCCTCTACGACTAAAGTGTAGGTATCATTTGCGCCTTTATAGAGGCACACTTGCTGTCCATTCTTTGCTTTACGTCTTTTATATCTACGACAAGTGATATACTTAGGGTCTTCCCTTATCCCTTTTCGTATCTCCTGTTCCCAAGTCCAATCTGTTAGCTTTTTAAGAAAACAAGTATAGCAATTCTTTATATTGTCGCTTTTAGCCAGATAGATTACGTCTTTATTTTTATAGACGCAAAACCATTCAAAAGAGCTTTGCCCTATCGCTGTATCCGACACTCTTACTGGAAAGCATTTCTCAGCCCCTATCGAGATAGAGTAGGTACTGAATAAAAGCGTAAAGAATATAGCAACCCACAAGCAAGACACCAGCGAGTAGGGAATATTGAATAATTGCATCTCTACGTCTTTGTCTTTCTAGTATAGCTTTGGCACGAGATTTTCTGATAGACCCCTCTAACCGAAGCAAATCTTCCCATGCCTGAGTGCCATATTTAAATTTGATAAATTGCTGTAAATCATACCTCTGCGTTTCTAAGGTTTTAGTAGCCATTAGGCTCTCTACGGCTAATTTTTCTATTGAGTCTCCTGATAATAGCTTCTTATAGAAGGGTGGGTTTTTAGAGTATTCTTGGGCGTTCTTAATATCAGAGGCGCATTGCATCCAGCGACTTAAATCGCTTGTCATACTTTCTAAATCTCTGCCAACTGCAAATGCCTGTTTCAAAGTATTAAAGGCAGCAGTCGCACCAGAAATGGCTGCCGTAATTGTAACAGGGTCTATGGGAAGTCTCCTAAGAGTAGATTAATTCAGTTGTAACAAAACGCCTATGAGCATAGAAAGCACAGCCCCCATGCCACAGATAAGCCACATCTCTAGCCTCTTTAATCGGTAGAATAGCTCTTTGAATTGAATATGAGTCTCAGCTTCTATCTTTGTGACTCGTTGATCTAGGGCTTTGGTCATGCAACTATCTCTGTTAAAGTTATGGATGATTTTGTGTTTCCTTGACTTGAAGAGTTATTATGGTTTCTGTTCATGTACCAAGTTCCAGCAGCCGTATTAATTACACCTTGCACCTTGTATACAACGGCTGAAGAACTAGAGGGAGCATCAAGCGTAGTAGCAGTAAAGTTTTTAATTTCATATTGATAGCCTGTAATACCACATTCGGTTTGAACAAACCCTTGTTTGTTGCTTGTATCTGTACCAGCGAATATGTTTGTACTTCCTCTAAGTAATTTACATCCAATGTTCATGCCTACTTCGGCATGACCTATGTTAAGGCAGACTTGCACCAATATTTTATTGCTAGTTGAACGAGGAGTTATTGTTGCAGTCATTCCAGTAAGGTCTTCATAAGATGTTGATGTAAGGGATTGCCTTGTATCTGTTTCAGCGTATACGACTTGCAACACAGACCCAGAGGGCATAGCTGCGTGATTTAATGTTGTTAGTGCCATGCTATCCTCCTATTTCCATAGCTGTGATAGTACTTGTGGTTTTAAAAACGGAATCTGACTGTCTACCATTAATTTTTAAATTACCACTTCCAGACTGTTGTACTTGTGCTTTGTAAGTTATTTGACTTGTAGTGCTAGGTGTATCTTTGAATGTATAACTCATACCACCACTTACTTCAGAAGATGCTCTTATTACAAAATTAGAATTATATGTTCCTCCAGTTCCAACATTTACAGCCGTTCCATCTCTTGCTATGTAAAATATTAAATCACCATTACCATCTCTGCCACATGAACCAATACTTACAGTTATTAATATTTCTGAAGATGTTGACTTAGGTGTTATATTTAAAGTTAATCCAGTAATATCTATTACAGAAGTTTGATCATGTGTTGTTTGGCTTGTGGTTGATGCACTTACAACTTGTAACACAGCACCAGTACCAAGTTTACTTCCTGATATATCGGCATTATCAGCAATCTTAACATTAGTAACTGCACCAGTTCCAATCTTTGCAGCCGTCACCGATCCATCAGTAGGGGTAACAACAGACCCAACATCTCCAAGCACCCTTACATAGTCTATGGTATCTGAACTACTTAGCGTTGCGCCTACAGTTAAACTACTTCCAGAAAGGCTCATAGATGATGGTTTCTGCACTACACCATTAATACTAACGATCAGATTATGAACACTCTCAGGCGCATAATTAACGCTATTATATTGAAGGGTATAAGTAGCCGTAGCTGAAGCCGTTAATGCGTCTAGTTCTATAAAACGTCCATTGCTAGGTTTCTGTCCAACATAGGGCATTAGTCAGCCTCCTTAATTGTTAGCTTTTTATCTGCTACTTGTTTTAGTATTTCTGCGTAGTCTGAGTTAGAGGGGTCTTGTGGAACGTGCCAAACTTTTCCATTTTGTTCTATTACTTTTATATTTGTTTGAGAATTTGGTAATACTGATTTGTAATACTGTGCTTCTTTTATATTCATTTTTTTATCCTATAGCTCTGCTGCAAACTCTACATATTGACCACTTTGTTGAGTAACTACTATACCTCCGTGACCTATTGTTCCACTTGTGTCTGTGCTTGTATCCCATTGTATCGCATAGCACTCTCCAGACTCATTTGCTACAGAACGTCCAAGAGCCATAGCAGTATATTCGTCAGCCTGATTGTTAGTATATATTATAAAACTATTGCTGTTAAATTCTGTTCCAAGTGTAGGAGCAGCCCTCATAGGTACTGGTAAATCTTGGTGCATAGCAAAAAGGTTAGCTCTATAATAAGTACCAGACCCTAAACAAACTTGTGCGCCACCCTGTCTCCAGTAATAGCGTAAACATTTGTTTTTAGTAGTGGCATAATCTTCGTGAATAAACTCGTGGTGTTCAGAACCAGCAGTTAGTTGAACGCCTGTGATGAAGAAGGTTCTGTCTGTGCTGTCAAAGAATGAGGATATACCTACACATCTATTAGCCTGTGCCAATGCTCCCCATGTTGTTTGAAGTGAACCACTTGTTCTGTTTGAACCAGCGTGTAACCATATATTGAGGTCAAGACTATTAGCGTTATCGTCATCTAAAGCTCCAGTAGTATCGGCTGGGAGCGACAACTCTACTCTAGTCCAACTTGTCGTAACACTAAAAGTCTGATTAACGTGCCTATTGCTATTATCGTTGTCCATTAACTCAGCTACATAAGTAGCACTTGCATTGCCTTTAACATAGAAACTTAAAGAAAATGCTTTTGCGTCTGACGTTCCCTTTGCAAAATGTTGTAAGTTCTGACCTTCTATTTTTTGGCGCAAAAGAAGAACCTCTCCAGCAGCAATAGAGGTATCTGCCGTAGTACAAGCAAGTTTTAGACTTTTTCCAAAACCAGAAGGCGCAGAGCTATCTTGGGTCATAGTAAATCTTCCAGCCGTACTTTGAGCTGAGTGATACCACCTATCACAAGTTGGAATTGTATCGGCATCAGCACCCAACCCTGTACTTGACGTTCCTCTCTGAGCCACGCTCATATTTCCATTAATTATTGCATTGACAGGCGTGGGTTGAGAAACGCCTGATGGTAGTATTTTC